TGGCGATGGCTCTGGCTCTGGCGATGGATATGGTTCTGTGGATGGCAGAGACGATTAGCGCGATTAGAAAATAAAAGGAGAAACAAGATGAATATTTTTTCTGGTAATGGCTCTGGCTCTGGCTATGGCAATAGATATGGTTTTGGTTCTGGTTCTGGTTCTGGTTCTGGTTCTGGTTCTGGCGATGGCTCTGGCTCTGGCTATGGACATGGTGACGGATATGGATATGGCTTTGGCTCTGGTGATGGTGATGGTGATGGTTCTGGTACAGGCGATGGCTATGGATATGGCGATGGACATGGTTCTGACAATAGCGATTAGCGAGATTAGAAAATAAAAGGAGAAACAAGATGAATGACATCTTTTCTGGCTATGGCGATGGCTCTGGCTATGGCAATAGATATGGTTCTGGTTCTGGCGATGGTAATGGTGATGGTGATGGATATTGCGATGGCACAGGCAATGGCTCTGGACATGGTGACGGATATGGATACGGCTGTGGCTTTGGTGATGGCGACGGCTTTGGCAGTGGTGACGGATATGGTGATGGCTCTGGTGATGGCGATGGCTATGGTGAAGATTAGCGCGATTAGAAAATAAAAGGAGAAACAAGATGCTAATAACCAACACAATCATCAGCACAAACACATAAGCCAAAATCTATGTATCTCGGTCTTTGCATTTGAATTAGCTAATAACTATTTACATTATAGTACTATGGTACTAAGATAGTAAAAGTTAAGTAATTCAAGAGGATTTATGAGTATTGAAATTATTCAGTCAGCAATTACTGCTTTATCTAGTGTTTGCGATCATGCTTTTAGCGAAGATGGCAAGGGATTTAACAGGCGCGATACTGAGTTTGGGCATAGCTTAGCCGAACAAATCAAGGCTGGTAGGAATCTATCGCCGAACCAACTAAATGCAGCATTTAGGATGCTGCGAACCTATCGCAAGCAGTTGCGGAAAATGGGCATTGAGTTGCCAGAATCGTTTGACGCAACTACAGCGATCGCTACTCAGCCCAAAATCGAGAAGCCAAAACCAAAAGGCAAGATTTCACTGCAAGGCAAAGCGATCATCGTTACTTTTCCATACAGCCCCGAGGCTGTCGCTAAGGTAAAGTCTATTAAGGGCGCTAAATGGAACGCTGAAGGAAAGTTTTGGCAGTTCCCCCTTAGCTCAGCCGCCGATCTGATTATCGCGTTTCCTGATTTTGAAGTAGATCCAGAGATCGCTAGCGAAGTGGAATCCGAGCAATCAGAGCGCTTAGCGGAATTAGCGATCGCGCAAGCTGATTACCAAAGATTGATAGAAGCTGCCAATGTATCAGCACCATTGGCTAATGGGAGAAATCTTTACCAGCACCAAAAAGAAGCGGTGTTGTGGTCAATCTCCCAGATTCAAAACACTGGGCTGAGAGGTACGATCATGGCGCTAGACATGGGACTGGGCAAAACGCTTTGCTCTCTTGTGGTTGCTAAAGCTTACTATCAAGTGTTCCAGATTCCCGTATTTGTAGTTTGCCCTGCTTCACTCAAAGAAAATTGGTTTCGTGAAGCCGAAATGGTTGGCGTTCCCATTGAAGTTTTTTCATGGGCAAAGATGCCAAAACCCCTTGAGATTAGCCAGTATTTTTTGATTTCAGATGAAGCTCACTATGCACAGGCTGGCAGTAAGTCAGCTAGAGGTAAGGCATTTATCGAATTGAGTACTCATGAAAACTGCAAAGGTAGTTTAGCCCTGACTGGCACACCAATTAAAAATGGTCGCCCGATCAATCTATTCCCTTTACTAAAGGCAACTAATCATGAATTAGCTAAGAATAAACGTGATTTTGAATCTTATTTTTGCGCCGCCAAATCTACTCGTTTCTGCCCTTGGGATGTATCAGGAGCAGCCCACCTTGATGAGCTTCACGCTCGTACTAAAAATGTGATGTTTCGCAGAACCAAGGCTCAGTGCTTGGATCTGCCAGAAAAGACTCGCATGATGAGAGCCGCCGAAGTCACTGGCGATGCTCTCAAGACTTGGAAGCAGTCATTTCTTGACGCTCAGATTGAGTACGAGCAAAATCAGGGTATGGGTAAGGGTGAAGCCCTTGTTTTGCTTGGCAAGCTCCGCAAAGCTGCTTCTATTGCAAAAATTGAAACGGCGATCGAAATGGCTAGCGACATTTTGGAGCAAGGTGATCAAGTTGTACTTTTCACTGAGTTTCTTGATACCGCCAAAGAATTACACAAGCGTCTAGGTGGTGAGCTTTTAATTGGTGATACGGCTGTAAGCGATCGCCAAAATCTTGTGGATCGCTTTCAGTCTGGCAAATCTAAAGTATTTATTTCTACCAGTCGCGCGGGTGGTGTGGGTATTACGCTTACGGCGGCGCAAACTGTAATTATGGTAGATCGCCCTTGGACTAGTGGCGATGCAATGCAATGTGAAGATCGTTGTCATCGGATCGGACAAAAAAACAGCGTGTCGGTTTACTGGCTTCAGTGGCACGAAATCGATCAAAAGATTGATACTATCTTGGAGCAAAAGCAAGAGCGTATCGAGCTAATTCTTGAAGGCAAGCGCAAGACTTTACGCGGTATTGGTTCCCCCGCGGATATTGCTCAAGAGCTTTGTGAAGACATCCTTGCTAAGGGCAAGAAAAAATAGAGTTTTCTTGTTTTGCGTAAACGAAACTCTACGCAAAACAAGAAAACGGTTTCAATTAAAGAACTCAGCTTAGTACTTAATCACTGTAATTAAAAGGAGTAATTCAAATAAAACTATGAACAGACAAAAAACTCAAGGTACTGAATGGTCGCAGGTTAAGGCTAGGGTTCCCAGCAATTTGCACCAAAAAAGCAAAGTTGCTCTAGCAATACTCGACAAAACACTTGTAGAGCTAATGATTGAAGCTCTTGAACGCGCGATCGCTGAAGCAGGAGTCAAGTAAATGACGACAACTATGGTACAGGCTATGGCGACGGCTCTAACCATAGCCATTTTGTTAACGTCAACAAAATGGTCGGCAGAGCTTTGCGAAGATATCCTTGCTAAGGGCAAGAAAAAATAAAGTTTCCCTGCTTTGCATAGACAGAACTCTATGCAAAGCAGGGAAATAATTAGAAACAAAGTAATTTAGCTTAGTACTTAATCACTATACTAGAAGAGTAATTTAAACAAAACCATGAACAGACAAAAGACTGAAGGTATTGAATGGTCGCAAGTTAAGGCTAGAGTCCCTAGTCAATTGCATCAAAAAAGCAAGATTGCACTTGCCATGCTTAACAAAACACTTGTAGAGCTAATGATTGAAGCTCTTGAACGCGCGATCGCTGAAGCAGGAGTAAAGTAAATGAGCAAGTTTACTCTGCAATATATCCAAAGGCGTTAAATCGGTTGAAGAGTGGAGAAAAAATAAATGACAATGACTTGGTTTAAATTGCATCACGAAATTATTGATGACATCAAGATTCGCCGATTTACTGCACAAGAAAAATGGGCTTGGATTGTACTTTTAAGCCTTGCAAGCAAGTCTAGTGATCGCGGGAAAATTACAGCAGACAATGAGGATCTTGCAGACTATTGCGAGTTCAACTGTACTCAAGACTGGCTTTACTATCGAGACAAATTAATTACTAAGGGGATGATTGAAATCAATGCGACAGGCGGCTTAACGATTGTTCACTGGGATGATCGGCAAGCCAAGAAACCAAGTGACGATCCGACAAGAGTTAAGGAGCGTGTTGCAAAGTCAAGGGCAAGAAGGAAAAGTGAGGCTGCAAGCCAATCCCAAGAAGATGTAACGCGATACAAAGCGATACAAGCCGAATGTAACGCGGATGTAACGCCACAGAAGAGAGAGAGATTAGATCAGAGTAGATCAGAATTAGATCAAGAAAAAGAGATCTCTTTCGCGCAAGAAAATAATTTTGAAAACTTGCAAGTCGATCCACAAGACTCAGGAATTTCCTTACCTGAAAAAAAAATAGAATCTCTCGCTCTCGAAAACAAATCTGAATCCGAAGATTTAAAGACCACCCCCCTACCCCCCTCCAAAAATTCGATTCAAATTTTTGAGGATCGGATGAGGTCAGGATCTAAGTCTTGGATCTGGCAACGCAAAATAAGTGATCGCCCTGAATGGGGGGAATTACTTACTGACTGGGCTAAAACCAAAGATTGCAAGCTTGGCTTTAAAAACTCGTTAATCGAAGCCCAAAAAGCATTTCTTAAAAAACGGAATCTTACCTGCGACCATGCAGCCGCTATGAACTCGCTAAGTAATTACATCAAAGCTGATGACATCGCATCGTTCATGATTCGTACTGACGAAGCGATTGCCATAGAACAATCCCAATCACAGCGATCGCAACAACAAACCGCCCCGATCACAGCACAAGAACCCGAAATTATCGTATCAATGCCAAGCAGTGCAAGGGAATACGCAGCTAAATTAGCAAGGAAAACTTCATGAAAGATCTATCAACGGGTGAAAGTCTATGCTCAGTCGTAGCAGAAAATATCGTCATTGCCACGATTTTAAGCTCTCAGGGCGCGATTAATGCGCTTACCACTATACTTACTAGCGAGATGTTTTACACGACCCTCTACGGTCAAATTTTCACGGCTTGCGTAGAGCTAAATCAAAAGCAGGGCAGTATTAACCCTGAAACCGTGTATCAACACATGGCGGCAAAGCAGCAAATGAAAGGCTTAGAGCCATCATTAAGCGATCGCACTGCTATCTATGGCGTATATAAATCAACAATGCCATCGCCTAACTATGTTGAGTACGCTGAGTTGATTCGTGAAAAGTATAAATCTCGTAAGTATCGCGACTTTTGCCGAGAAGCTCAAGGCGTTTTCCAAGAGCAAAGCTTTGATGATTCGCTCTCTTGGTTTGAACAAAGGCTCGTAGAGTTTCGCACTTTACAGAATAGTAGAGATCATACTCGCCTAATGTTTGATGTCATGGGAGAAGAATTTATAAACCTTACCCGCATTGCTGAGGCTAGAGAGACTGGAAACATCCATGAATCAATCCTACCGACTGGATTAAGAGATCTTGATTGGCTGCTAGATGGTGGATTCTCTAAACAAAGATTAATTTCTATTCTTGGTAGTACTGGTATGGGAAAAACTACCGTACTCTTAGAGCTATTGAACTACACATCATTTGTAATGCATCAGCCGTCGCTCTTTTTCTCCCTTGAGATGAGCAGTAGTTCACAAGCACAAAAACTATTCTCGAAGCACGCTCAAATTTCTACAGGTGAATTGCAAACAGGCAAGATTCCAGAAAGCAAATGGAGTGAACTGATGCGAGCGCAACAGAACTATGAAGGGTTGCTAATGAAGGTTAACGATCGCGCCCGAACTATTGAAGATATATCTTCAATTTCACGACAGTTCTATGCTGAGCATGGCTCTATCGGCATGATTGGGATTGATTATCTCACGTTAGTTAGAACTACTCAGAAGATGCTAACCAGAGAGCGCGTAGATTATGTTCTAGAAGAGTTAAACCAACTCAAAAAAGAACTTGATACTCGTATCGTTGTTCTGTGCCAGATTGGGCGCGACACAAAGAACTCAGGTGACAAACGCCCAACTATTTACAGTGCTAAAGAATCAGGAGGGATCGAAGAAGCTAGTGATTTAATAATTGGCTGCTATAGGGATGAGTATTATGACAAAAATACTGTAGATACTGGTATTTTAGAGTTGATTGTCCTTAAAAACCGCTACGGAAAAAGCGGAACTGTTAAGCTTTTATGGGATGGCGCACACTCAGCCATTGCGAACTTGAGGTCGAATCATGTCTAGAAATTGGCGCGAAGAGACGATCGCTCAAGAAGTTTTTGAAATTGAAATGGGACTTGATAAAACGAATCCTGCTCAATATATTCCAGAAGCAGAACGCATAGATTTATTTTGTGTTCACTGCCAATATCATACTGCTTGGAAGAAATCAAGCGATTGGATCACGTGCGGATGGTGCTTTGAATTTCTAGGTAATGGTGATGAGAAGCCTATAGCCGAATCCAAGCAGTACAAGGCTGCTAGAAAATCATTGATAAAAGAAATAAATCAACTACTGGAAGGGCGCGATCTTAATCAGCGCTTATCAAGCTTTGTTCAGAAGCATGAAGCCCGTGATAATCTCCCCTATGGCAATTGGAAGAACTTGCCAGACACATCATTAACAACATTATTAAATTCTCTTAAATCTTTAATATGAAACCATCCCTACCCATCTTCATCCCTGCAATCCCATCACCCGACGCAAGCCTCGAGCTATGGCGACAGATAGCGCCAACATTGGCAGCGATCGCTAAACGTGAGAAGCAAGATGAAGAATTATCTTCATGCGAGAAAATTGCTTACAGCGCACTTGCTTACGCTCAGTACAATGCAAGTAAAAAGCAATGGTTTGCGTTGTGGAAATACCTGCTAGATCGCCGAATTGTGCAGATTGGCAACATTGAGACACCGCCATCAGAGCCAATTGGGGAGAACGAACTCAAGTCAAAGCGGACTAGTAGTCGCAAGAGGATTACTAATCGCAGATCTCCAACCTACATGTTTGTATTTGTGCGCTTAAGACCCTGCTTAAGTGGAATGCGATCGCTTGCAATTTTCTGGCAATGGCTAGCCTATGCCGCCCCTCTATGCCCTAGATCAAAGCCACCTTTACGCTTGAGATCCAAAGGAGAAAAAATTAAACCTATCCTTTGCGCCAAAACCAAAGACGGTAACTGGTCGCGATTAAGAGTATGGATGAGGACGAGCAAAAGCTGGCTCAAAATAGGCGAGAACGCACGCGATCTTTTGATTGAGTGGAGTAACCCATATCGCACTATAGCTAGAAAGAGAAAGGAAAAAATTAGAGCAGTCCCTAAGCGCACTATACGCTTTATCTCAATGGAGCAAATTAATCAGGTGCTTACCGACAAATGGCAGGATATAAGTTCGATCACCAACAAACTGAATGCGATTCTAAGTAAACCCATTGAGCTATCGGAATTATCAAAATTACTGAGAAAGCGATCGGTAGCAGGATTAATCAAAAAGCTTCACTATCCACAAAAAGCATTGACCTACTACTCACGCATCGAAGCAACTGAGTTTGAGAATCAATGGCTAACTCTTGACATGGCTTATCGGCTTGCAGTCTCACGAGGCTTTCAAGGAGCTAAAAATACTTTCCGCAAGCATTATAGATTCAATTATTCCGCCTATGGTTTAGAGTTTCGCCGTGATGTACCAGCGACCGAGAACAGCTTACTGAGATGGCGCGATACTCAAACATAGATATTTATTTACGCTTTGCGTAGGAATCATTTTGTATTTAGTATTGCTAAAGAGATAAAGTAATCTATAATTATAGATATCTATAATCAGGAATTATGAAGGAGCCAACAGATTTCGTTCTAATCAATGTTCGGGTTACTCGTGGATTTCGCGAAGAGCTTGGAATAGCTTCAAAGAAATTGAGGAAAACCGTTTCTTATATTGCGGTTGAAGCTTTTGAACAAGCAATTAATGAGGCGTTAAAACTATGATTCAATTTGGCGACGATAAAAATGATGAATTCAAAAATGTAAACCTATTTCGTCTTGAAATCGGAAGCCTAACCTTAGCTATTTGGAAGGTTCCAGTTTACGGAAATCTTGATATTTACAACGGTAAATATTTTTCAATTTCGTGGAAATACTTTTATCTTGGAATCAGCAAACAATGACAACCTCACGCATTGATCGAACCCAATCTGCAATGATTAAATCCACGCATTGCTCAACTTGCAAGCATCGTGATAATTGCGAATATCAACCTCTTATGAATTCGTGGAGATATCTAGGAAGTGTTTGCAATTTGTGGGAGAAGTGGACAAATGGATGAACAACTTCCGATTGAGAAGCAATTCACTCACATGATGTTTTGCCAGAATATCGAAAACATTGATCTAGACACAGCTAAAAAGCTGCTAATTCAATTGCACTTGCTGTATTTAGGACAGCAAGTGGCTATGACGAAAATCGCGAAACGGGAATTTGGAGAAAAAAATGACTCAAATTGAGGGATTTGTGCAAAAGTATCGAGATCGCGATTTGCCATGATTATTTCATTTGGATGGACTGCAATGTATTTGCCCCCGAAGGGATGCAAAGATACCACCCGCAGAGTATGGAGCGATCGCACATTTAACGCATGGTGCAAAGCATGGGACGAGCAAAGGTTAATCCATGATGCAGTCGATAAACAGCTTTGCTTCAAAGGTCAATACATTGGCAAAGTCCAATTAATTGAGAAGCCTTTTAAAGAACGCCTTAGCGAGATGCTTCCAAACGAATTGATCCGCGAAGGAGGTATGACCAACTCAGTAAATGAGTTTATCGAAAAGTACTTTAAAGGCGATCGCGATTTAGTAGTCGCAGTGGTTCGATTCAAGTTCACTCCCTTGGTTTTGCCGAAGCCCAAACAATTATCACTATTGGAAATGCCAGCATGATTTCACTCAACATGATAACCGCAGGACATGGGAAAGATCCAAATATCTTGCAGCCAGCACTTTTTGAAGTTCCGAAAACCTACTCAACGATAATTCTAGATCCCCCGTGGAAATATGAACTACGGGTAAATGATGATTCCCATCGGAATAGAATCCCTTACTCGTCAATGAGCGTTGATGAAATTCGCGATCTCCCGATCGCCCAATTGGCAGATCCCGCAGGATGTGTAATGTTTTTGTGGTTTACGAACAACCACATGATCGAAGCAGCTAAGCTGATCGAAGCTTGGGGCTTTGCTCACAAAGGCATACTCACTTGGGAGAAGATTTCTAAAAATGGCAATACTAGGTTAGGCGTTGGTCACTGGCTAAGGAATAGTACAGAACATTGTGCGATCGCCATCAAAGGCAAGGTTTTGAGTTTTGCCAGTCACTCAGAGATCGCCCGACGCACTCCCAATCTGCTCAAGGCAGAAAGACGGGAACATTCTCGCAAGCCCGATGAGTTCTATCGCTTAGTCGAAGAAGTCTGCCAAGGCTCAAAACTTGAGATGTTTGCGAGGCAACGTCGCCATGGATGGGATTCATGGGGCGATCAAGTAGATATGTTTGAAATGGAAGAAGCAATCGCNNTGACAACCATTCGTATGAATCCAGTTTATGAAATAGAAGAGTCGGAAGCATTACCAATACTAAAAGCTATCCGAAGTAAGCTTGCAGAATGTGGTTACAAATCCCGTAAATTCACAAAAAGCAACAACGGATTCTATTCCAAGAATGGCAAAAACTTTTGTCGTGTTTGGTTTAATCTTCACTCTGGCAAAGCTTTGATTAAATGGCGTTTTTATTGTGATCCAAGCGATCCGCTTCATCAGCTAGGAATTGATTATTTAGTTGAATCAACAATAGTTAATTTTAAACCTATCCTCAAGTGCATTTACTAAATAAAATCACGACCACAGAAAGGATGGGATTCATGGGGCGATCAGGTAGATATTTTTGAAATGGAAGCATCATGAGCAGATATGAAACGTGGTTACAGACAGCACCAAAGCTAGAGCCTATAAAGCTTTGGATAACATTTGTAGAGTCGCAAAACCTTACACCTTCAGAACGGTGGGAGGAGTTCAATAATCATTACAATCGCATCCATCATCCGCACTTATGGCGACCCTATCCAAATGGTCAGCTAATCAGTTTTGAAACCAAGGGAAAAAGAAGAAAATGATAAAAAAATTGATTGCTTTTTTAAAGTTGATAGACGATTGGTTGAAAGAGGATCAAAGACATGAGTAAACCCACAATTACAACACTCTTTAGTGGCATAGGCGGTATTGATTTAGGAGCGATCGCCGCAGGGTTTGAGCCTTGCGAAGCCGTCGAATTTGACCCGCAATTAGCAGAACTTCATATGGCTAATATTGGCGGTAAGATGCACATTCAAAATATTTTGGATTGCGATCCGTTTAAGTTTGAAAAGCCAGATATTTTACATGCCAGCCCAGTCTGTAAGCAGTTTTCAACAGCAAATGCTAATAAGGGAGAGCGTCAACTTGATATTGATTGTGCTAAGAAAGTAAGCCAATTTTTGAGCGTATTGAAACCGCAATATTTCACCCTAGAGAATGTGGAAGGATACCGCAAATCTAAGAGCTTTCATGTCATTGTTGAAGCCCTCTACTCTCTAGGCTATTGGGTGAATTATCAAGTTCTTAATGCTGCTGATTTTGGAGGAATTTATCAATGCCCATTTCATACTGTCAATTATGTTCACAACCCTTATCCTCACGCAACCGCACAGGTGTCTGTAGAAAAGTTTGCTACGATGCCATCAGAAGATCAAGCAAAACACCTTGCTTGGTATGTGGCGGCAAGCTTGGTCAAAGCAACAAAACAGGAGTATGTAGAAAATGCAATTGTGCAAAAGCTTCTACATTTAGCTCATCAACTGGAGCCAAAGGAAATGCAAACCCTAAATGGATTGGAGGCAAATATCTTGATGACAAAGGATATATCAAGATCAGGGTTGACGGGAAATACGTTAGAGAACATCGATATGTTGCTGAAAGAATGCTTGGTAGAAAGCTCACAAAAACAGAAGTTGTTCATCACGTCAATGGAGACAAAACAGACAATCGTGAAGCTAATCTACAAGTGTTTGCAAATAACGCTGAACACATCCGACATCATTATTCAAAGGCATGATGATTGTCCATTGTGTAAACGTTATGGAGTCCCACAATCGCGCCGCCGCCTAATTTTAATCGCAGTAAAGAACGGCTTTATTCCATCATTACCACTGCCTGAAAAGCATATTGGATGGTATGAGGCAATCGCTGATTTAGTTCATGATTTGCCTGATAGTCAGTTGGCAGATTGGCAATTAAGGGCGTTACCAGATAGCATCAAAGAACATTTATTGGTTGACAATAGGAATGCTACACCTCCAGTAACTATTAGTAATCAGTCTAATCCTTGTTTAACCCTTACAACATCTACAGCAACAAGAACCCTCAAAGCCATCCTCATTGAAAACACAGGCGCGAGAAGCGATCGCGAACTCCAAACACGTACAGCAATAGAGCCATGTTGGACCTTGAGGGCGATGGGACAAGATGGACATTGGCATAGAGCTAATGCATTGCTAGAAAACGCCAAAGTCAAAGCATTAGACATTGCTTGCTTAGCGCGATTGCAGTCATTTCCTGATGATTATCAATGGAGCGGCAAGAAATCACTAGATGGCAAAGGAATAGGAAATTCAGTACCGCCATTGATGTATCAAAAGATTTTGCAAGCTGTGCATCCACAGGTGATCTCATTGTCTAGTATGGAGGCGATCGCATCATGAGTAAATCAGAAGGAGTACCTTTCGATCGCATTACCCACTGCCATCAACAATCTACGCGGTGCGTAAATCTCAGGTTTAGGGGCGATCGAAAGGTACTCCACAAAGAGACATCTTTATTTTAGCATCAACGCCAATACCAGCCCTGACCATAATCACAGCCTAGCTCTTGCCATAGCTTGAGCTGGGCTTCTGTTTCTATGCACTCCGCGATCGCTTTAAGTCCTAGTCCATGCAGGATATTAAGAAACTCAGCTACGACCAACTGAGTAGAGCGATTAGAAATATTGTCGCTAAACCATCCATCAATTTTGATTTTGAAGAAATCGCTATGCAAGCGATCCAATATTTGCAGCAATTGGATTAACGAGCTATGTCCTTGTCCGAAGTCGTCAAGCATTACTCCATAACCAAATAATTGTAGCTTCTCAAGATAGGTTGAATCGAGCGGTATTCGCTCTGTAATTTCGAGATAGATTCTGGCGCGATCGCTAGTCCAGCCAATCTCTGACAGTAAAGTAAAAAACGCTGGTGACTGCAATGATAATGGCGAAATATTTACTGATATCCAAGTATCTCGTTTGTGTGCTTCTTTCACACCTTCAGTGACAACAAAAGAGCAGATTTGAGTCATTAAAAAAGGATCTGTCTCACAAAAAGGAATCCATTTTAAGGGTGCTATCAATCCTTTTTGTGGATGCTGCCAGCGTATTAGCCCCTCATGTCCAACAATGCGATCGCTTCTCAAGTCCCTAATTGGCTCGTACTCTAAATAAAATTCGTTTTGCTGCAATGCCAATAAGATATCAGTTCGCAAATCAGCAGTAAGTTTTGTCTTGGCAATTTCGCGGAGTTTATTAAGTTCCGTAATATCGACAACATGATTAAGCAAAAATTGCAATTCTAGATCGGGATTACGAATCGCGCTTACTAGCGACACAACGGAGCAGATAGTCTCATCTTTGCGGATATACCTTTTATGAATCTTATATTCATTGCGATCGCCCGTGGCAATATCAAAAATCAAGCTTATCTCTTGTAATAGGTCTTCTGGGTGGGTCAGATCCTGCCATCGGTGCTGAATAAGCTCATTTTCTGAATAACCTAAAAGCAAGCATAGAGAACGATTCACCATCACAAACTTGCCATGCTTTGACGCGATCGCTATTCCGATAGGCGAATTAATAAAAGTATTTTTCCAGAGTTCGCCTAAACGATGCAATGAGTTCATACGCGAATAGCTTGATATACCTTGATTTTAGCTTATTTTAAAATAATGCTTGACAAATAATATTTAAGCGTTTAATATTATTTTTATCAGGAAACACACGAGGACACGAAAATGACTTTGACACTCCGTTATCCCTACGACTGGAATGCAAGCTGCAATGGTGGCGACTACGCCCACTATTGCAGACAGGTAGAAGACGATTTTATTGTCTTCTGGTCTTCGTCTGAGATGTCAGACGAAAACACGATGGTCGGCTACCACCGAGGTACGCCGATCATCGTGACTCGGCACGACTGCTACGGCAGTCCCGTGTTTGAGGTAGAAGGATTGGACAACAGTTCTGTTGTCCAAGATGAAGACGGGATCTTCATCAATGGAGTGCATTTCACTCCTATTGAATACTGCGAAGCGGCGGTATTCAATACCGCCGAAAACTGGGCGCGTCAGTGCGCCTACGCTGCTCAAGCGTTAATTGAGCAGAATGAAATTGAAGCAAAAAAGGAGTTGATGTATGCTTGAGGTTTTAAAAAATAAGCGGAATATGGAAGATTCCGCAACGTTTCGCGCCAACATTCACCGCATTGGCAACGCGGTGAAGATGGTCGAAGCAACGGGCGATGTGATGCACATTCGCATCGCCCTAGCCCAATCAGGGCTAAAACAATTAGAGGACTTGGCAATCGCCGATCCTAAGTCCTTTTGTCGCGATTGGCGGCTAGCATTTGCTGAGCTGTCAAACGGAAAAAAGATCTAGACCTACAGGAACGCCGCCCTGTAGGTAGACCACGAAGCAGCGATCGCTATGCTCAATTAAATCTACGCTTGCCAGTAGAAGTAATTGAGAATCTAAAAGCGATCGCCCTATCTGAAGGATTTGTCACTCAGGTAGGAAAACACAAGGGCAAGCCAAACATAAGCGGATGGCTTGCCGATAAATTCCAACACTAGGGGCTGATCACAAAGCGATCGCTTACTCACTAGGATTTATCAGTGAGTAGTACCTATCGACTAGGGGCGATCGCATTGAGAGGACTTTGTTTTTCACCTCTCCAATTTAAATTAACGATGAAAACTAAAAAGGAAGCAATAAAGGAGGCGTTTTTAAACGGCTCCATGCTAACCACGCCAGCGAACGGCGAAAAGCTCCAATTCAAAATTGGAGAAGACGTAATTTATACAAACAATTACGGAGTGAAGTTTGAGGCAAAAGTTTTGGGATACACTCCAGAAAACAATTCACTGTACAAGTATGGAAGTAGATACTTTTTGGACAAAGAATCCTATTGGTATCCCGTGAAGGAAGCGGCGCTATCACGCCCAGTGATCGTCGCTATAACGATCTCGCCAAGCAACCCGCTTGATCGCCAGTGCAAGGAACTCACTGGAGACGGATACAACAGCTTTGACTGGGAAGGCGATTTAAACGCCGATCCAATCGTGATTAAGCATCTAAGGACAGGCTTAATCGTAAAAGTCCTATAGATAATTTATTAAAAATAAAAGAACGGCAAAACAGCTTAATTCTAGCTGTTTTGCCGTTCTTTTATTTTTAATACTGTAAATATATCTTTTAATGTTGATTGGACAATTAGCAGATTCTCATTAATCCTTGTTAGTTCGTCTTTAATTGCAGCAATTTCTGCTTTTTGATCATAGACAATATCCCACAATTGCTTGTTGTCATTTAAATACTTTGCGACAACAATTTCCGATACTTTTTGGAGCTGAGTAGAAGTCCGTTCCAAGGTGTCAGCAACAGTTTTAGAATCGCTTTGCGCTCGATCAATAAAAAACTGAGAGAGCTTTTTTTGCTCTTCCAATTCTTGCTTTTGCTCTTCTAGCTTCTGGTCTACTTCCTTTTGTCTAGCATCGATCGCGCTATTCCCAAACCTTTCTAAAAGCTTTGAGATAGCCGCCCAAACTCCAGCACTCACGACTAACCCGCCCAAAACAATTCCGCCACCCTCAACAATTGCTGAAGGCTTGTTTGAATTTTCAGCAATCACGGCTTTGGTTTCGGTATTGTTTTGAGCAAAAAGCTGCATGGCTACTCCTCCAAATCACTAAGTAGCACTGGACTTAAGCCAAGATCTTGACAGCGATTGCTGTAAATTGTTGCCTGCCAATTAGGATCTAGCTCACCTTCAGATACTTCAGCGATCGCGGCTTGAATAACTTGAATTGCAGTAAGAGACAATCTATTACTAGCAATTAAATTCTCAATATCACCCGCGACATCATTCAATTGTCCTTTGTCAATATTTTTAAGCAAAGATTCATAAGTACCAGATAATTCATTTTGAATCACAACGCGATCGGTGGCAGGGATATTTTGAGCGACAGCAGTAAAGTTAACTTGCTTTGGTACTGTTGGCTGTGGTACTGGATTTGGATGCAAAAAAGGAGTATTTGCATATTCTAGAACTTGCTGAGCATCCCATTCAGGATTCTCTGTTTTTATTGATTGAATAAATTGCTGTTTGTTCATAACGCACCTAATACAGAAACTAAAATTAAGCCTTGACTGTAGTGACCGTTAATGTTGCTGTTTCCGAGTTCGCAGTTGGAACCCAAGCCCCTTCAGTGACGAGATAGCCAAAAAGAGATGTGCCAATAACTTTTAAGAATCGATTTACACCAGATAAATTCAGCACTAAAGAACCACCGCCATTAGCTAAAGCAGGAGTACCAAGCGCTATGCCAGTAGGTGTAAGTATCGAAGCGCGATCGCCACTAGGCACACTGAAAGCACCATTGTCGGCATAAGCACTAGGCGGAGTAACACTATATAAAAATAAACGCAAATTCCCAATACCAGAAGGAAGGTATGTAATATTCATTAAAAAATTGATATCAGTAATACAAATAAAAGCATCATTAATGCTGATATTTGTAAGCTGAAATGCCCCAAAGATTACATCATTTGCGGCATAAGTTGTGGTATTAGCTGCTCTCTGCAAGCTAACACTGCTTTGAAAAGCTGTAATACTATCTTCAATCGGAGACATCAAAGGCATAAATACTCCCTAAAGATAAAATGGAACGCGATGGATTATCGTACCTGAACTGATTAA